ACCACATCTAAGTGCATGATGTATAGGATAAATCTTACCGGCACTTGCTAACGGCACAATAACCGAAGGCAATTTGCTTCGTTTCTGCGTTTCAAATTGTTGACGTGCTAAATTAATAATGTTTTGATTGTCGATGCGATCCGTAACTTTTGACATATGATTCCTTGTATAACTTTAATATAAATATGTGCGAACATAAAAAATGGGGGCAAAATACCCCCAATTTGTTTCAATCAGATAATTAATAATTTAGTAATGCCCAATCATATCTAAGTGTCATTTCAATGGTAACAACATCTTCAGTTGACCAATCCAATGTTCCGAAATTTGATTCAGTGATGAATGCCCCATTCAGAATCCATTCTTCAATAATTTCACCGAGTGGTGATAATTGACGAAGTTTAACTTCTTTTTTATAATATGAAGAATATCCATCGCGACCAGTTGCTGATTCATGATGCAGACGAACCCAATCCATTACTGCTTGTGCCCCAGATGGCACGATAGCATCATACAATGTTACGGAAATTGTGTTCCATACGGTTTTACCTTTAACATATCGCTGCACATTAATGTGATCCAATGTTACTTCTCCATTGGATAGTGATGGTTTTGCAGATGCTTTGATTAGATAGGCAGGAATATCATTAACAACCATAATGAACTGATGGGATTTTTTTGGTTCCCAGGAATATGCGTTGTCCCAATAATTTTCATCAATACCAAAATCCTGCAGATTTGGATTCACTTGATTTTCTAATGCCATTTTGTTATCCTTGTTATTTTCTTATAAATATCAGCAAAGTAAAAAAGGCAGAACCGAAGTCCTGCCTTTGATCTAAAAAATAATTTACTATTCAGGGAACACTGCGCCGGTTGGCTGAATGTTAAAATCTAGAATAATAAATTCTGCCGTACGAGTTGGCTGAAGGAATATCTGACCATACAATATGTTTTGATCAATTAAATCTGGAGTATTGTTAGTTGCATCCATTACTACTCGGAACGCAGATAAACCTTGCTGTGCTTTTACTTGCTGCAAATATGGGTTTACTATTGCCAAGAATCTATCTCGAGTCTGAATTGTGTTTTGCTCGAACACCAAATAACGAGTAGATGATGCAATAAACTTCTTAACTGTGATTAATAAACGACGCACATTTACTCGATCTAATGCACTTGGTCGAGCCTGTAAGGTCTTTTGACCCCAAATGACTACTCCATCGTTAGGGAAGTTGGCAATAGGGTTTATACGAGCTTCATACAATGTGTTGCGGTCTGCCTGTGAAAGTGTTTGATACGTGTCAGACACCGTGGTCAATCCACCTCGATTCAAACCAGCTGGTGCATACCATGGAGCTGCAACTGAATCAGTGAATGCCAACGCTCCCGGAACTACTACAGATGGTGGTACCCAAAGTGGCACATTTTTTGCTGGGTTAACGATTCGCACCCATGGCCAATATGTCGCCGTATAATTGTTATCCAAAGTTGTTACTTGATTAACTACGGTTTGGATGCTGTCAGCAATTGCATTTGAATCCATCACATAAAATGCATCTTGACGATTTGTTACCATGGTTCGTGCCTGTGAAGTTACAGAACTATGCAAACTGTCAATGATACCTGGAGTGATGAGCATGTTTATATCATAGTAATCAGTGTTTGATAACAATGTGAATGCTTTGTTGTATGCTTTAGTACCCGTTGTTGTGTTGCCACTGCAATCAAATCCAAATGAGTTTGCTGCCGTTATGTTAGCACCGCTAAACTTAGGTAGATTTGGACGAGCTCCATCAAATCCTCCTTGCATTGGAACAATGAATTTTCTGGTACCGTTAGCTACGGCTGCAGTGAAATATGAAGATCCAGACACCAATGCCGTTTCAAGACTTCCGGTATATGGTGATGTTATAGATGGGAATGCTGCTTCTGCATTCTGTGATACATTACCTAAATAAAAATCTGCGTTGCTGCCTGTTACTGATCCAGATGATGGAGTTGGTGCAAGATAGTTCAAGTTGTTAACCACAGTAAAATCAAATCCGAAATAATTATTGGAATTGTATGTGGTTTGAACTTGTGTGGTTTTGTATGATGCTGCCGCTAAATTGATGGAACCAGAAGCCATCGAAATTGGAGATGTTAATGCTCGGAAACCAAATGGTATCAAAGTTCTTTCATTGGTCTTGTTTGCAACTGCATCCGTTACCTCAACACGAATATATTTTGAAATGTTTGGATAATCACCATTAACTACAACATTTCCAGCATCAGTTACTGTCTGATAACGATTTCCAATTCTACGTGCAATGTAATTTGCAGAATCTGGATCCAAGTTAACATTTAAATATGTTTCTACAATGTCCGGAGCCTGATCTGTGTCCTGTGAAGAGTATGGAGAATTTGGAATATTGTTGGTGTTTACTCGACGAACTTCCACAGTAAATGTTCCATAACCATTTGGATCTGCTACTTCGGTAGACGTACGGACATCTCTGATTCCTACTTTAACTTCATAGTTAACTGATGTGCCATGTGATATGGTATGAAACTTGAACAGATTCTTTGCAGTGCTACCAATTTTCTGTGATGTAATCCATGGTGTTGCTGCGGTAGAATAATCTGTTAGAATTTCAAAGTTGCTTAGTTTTGCTAATTCTACCGTTACGTTGCCTAGATTGTTGAACAGTGATGTTGCTGTTTTATTTTCATACTGCACATATACCGGATAATCCAAAGACTTTGGAGAGTTTCCATAAATCTTTGTGATATAGTTGTTTTGTGTGGTTTGAATGGATGCTGAAACTGCTACTCCGTTTCCTGCTAAATATGCAGTGTATCCCGGTACGGTTTGTGTTGCAAATGAACCAGACACAGTTATTGCAAAACTACCAGAGCCTAAATCAGTTAATACAGATTCCTGAAAAACATTGCCGGCGCCGGTGGTAGATACTGGTTGCGTTGGATGCAGCACATGAGTTACGACTTTAACGGATCCTGAACTAGCAATAACAGCTAATACACCATTAGTTAAAGAATACCCATCTTCATATAAAAGACGAGTTACTGTTAATGCATTTCCGTTTCTTAAATATTCTTCTGCTGCAAATGGGATATATGAATCATCGCTGTATGATCCGAATATTTGTTGAAATTCTGAAAATGATGAAATTCGGGTTGGAACAAGCGCAGGACCTTTTACGGTTGGACCTACAATTGCAGCTCCAATCTGCCCGATTGCTTGTGGTAAAAACGACTGGTCTACTTCTTGCGTAAACACACCGGCCGATACGATTCTTTCTGCCATTAAATTACTCCTATGATTTATTTAATAATATATATGTTAGTTTAGGGACTAACCGGCAGGAGTAAATGTTCCATCTTCGATATTTATTTCACCATCACCATAACGAGCTTTAAGTGTTTCGATAAGTTTTAATTCATCTTCTCGCAATGCCGAAAATTCTGATAACAATGCATTTTGATTTTCTGTTAATGTGGCTTGTTGTTGTTCTAGAAGTTTTAGTTCAATTACGATGTTTCCTAGTTGTGATGCATTTTGTGTAAACCGTTGCTGCAGAGCTCGTATTGCATCTACATGTTCTTTGTCTAATTTTCTTGTCATATGTAACTTTCCTTTAATATTAAAATAACTAAAATATGTAACAAAACCAAATATCAGTTTAAATATTTTCAGGAACATCGTATGATCCATATTTTATGTAAACTGCTGGATACATGTATAAGGGAAAATCTGGTGGATATAATGGGTTATTTAATTCTCCAATATTAACCAGCTGATTAGGTTCATATTCCCCGGTTTCACAAACTACTTTGTTTGTCTCGTTATGTAATGTTTCTCCTTTTTCTAGATAAATTAAATCCATAATACTAATCCATTAATGTATGAAAATTACACTCGTTTCCCCAGCACTTCCACTAACATTTGTAGTAGTAGCATCAAAATTGACTCCATCATAGCTATATGCTAATACTGCTACTGCAGAACCTGATTGCGGTGCCTCAAAATATAAAAATGGGCTTTGATATGTTATATCTTGTATCATAGGTATAATACCGTTTTAAGTATAGATCCAGAAGGTAGTGTAGGAGTAGCAGTATATCGAATATAACTACCTACCGAATTTATAGGAGTTGTTAAAGATGACCAAGTGTTTCCAGCATTTGTTGAATATTCCCATGAACCTGAAAGTGAGCCAGTTACAGTATCTGTTAAAATAACTGCGGATCCACTGTATATGTTTAGATTTAAGTTCGATGGTGTTGTGTTAAATACTGATGATTGTCTCCACGCAAATATCTGGCTTGCTATATTTGTTTCTTGTGGGATCATATCATAATTAGCTACTGCTTGTTGTGGAAGTGAGCTACTATATGTTATAGTTATACCATGCACACGAGCCGGCATACTATAATAACCTAAAGTTGAAAATGTTAACTTGAATTGTATGCTACCAGAAGCAGCAGGCATGGAACTGCTAGGTGTTAGATATGTCCACGATCCGCTGTTGTCTGTGATTCCGGAAGTTCGGTAATACAAGTAATAGGGTTGTCTAGGAAGAGCAAATCGATTGGTGTTAAAATAATCTGTTGAATCAACATATATTCCCGTATACGCAGACGCGGACGTAGTAAATAATTCTGGGGTGATTATGCATGCACTAGATGTGGACTCGAATTGTGCATCTGCCT